TCCAGGAGATCTGCGGCGGGGAGTTTCCGTGCATCGAGCGCGATGCCATCCGCCTCGGCTGGAGCATCGAGGATACCTCGCAGAAGGTCCTCAAGGCCATGCGGGAGAACCGGCCCCAGGCCGACGTCAACATCGTGACGCGCTCCGACAAGGGCGCCGGATTCAGCCTCAAGACGCTCGAGGCGGCGCTCTGTCTGCGGGCCGGGATCGACGACAACGCCCTGGTGAAGTCCTACGGCGAGCAGGTCGTCGAGTCGGCGCTCCAGAGCCGCGACATCTCGCTTCAGAAGGTCTTCGAGGAGTGCGCCGAACTCGAGGGGCGCACCGTGCCCCGGTCGTTCGGCAACGATACGATCCGGGCGGCCTTCTCGACGGTCTCGCTGCCGGGGATCCTCAACAACGTCGCCAACAAGAAGCTCCTGAAGGCCTTCGAGGCGCAGCCGGTGATCGCCACGAAGATTTGCTCCGAAGGCGAACTCAACGACTTCAAGGAGTCGGAGCGCTACCGCCTCACCGACGTGGGCGACCTCGAGCCGGTGGCCCCGGACGGCGAGCTCAAGCACGGGGGCCTGGTCGAGGAGAAGGCCACCAACCAGCTCGACACCTTCGGCAAGATCTTCAGCCTGACGCGCCAGATGATCTACAACGACGATCTGGCCGCCTTTCTGAAGGTGCCCGAGGGGATGGGCGCGCGGGCCGCGCGGAAGATCGACCAGCTCTTCTTCATGCGGCTGCTGGCCAACCCGCTGCAGGGCGACGGCAAGGCGCTCTTCCACGCCGACCACCGCAACTGGCGCGACGGCGCCGAGACGGCGCTCTCGGGCGACTCGCTGGCCCTGGCGATCCAGCTCTTCATGGACCAGACCGACGCCGACGGACAGCCGATCAACGTCCACCCGCGGTTGCTGGTGGTGCCGACGGCGCTGAAGATGACGGCGCGCGAGCTGCTCAACTCCGTGACGTTCTTCGCCACGGGCTCCTCGAACAAGGCCCGTATCCCGACCTACAACGCGCTGGCCGACGAGGACATCGAGGTCGTCACCAGCCCGTACCTCTCGAACGTCAACTATTCCGGTGCGTCGAGCAAGGCGTGGTACCTGTTCGCCGACCCGGCGGTCGTGGACACGTTCGAGATCGGCTACCTGAAGGGCCGCCGCATCCCGCTCGTCGAGCAGGGCGAGACCGACTTCGACACGCTGGGCGTGAAGTTCCGCGTGATCTTCGATCTCGGTGTCCGCGAGCAGGACTACCGGGGCATGGTCCGCTTCAAGGGCGAGGCGTAGGCCATTTAAACCCATCCGGCAGGCCAAACCTGTCCGGATGGACAGACCGATAACGCAGGCAACAGGAAAGGGCAAGATTCATGAGCGTGAAATACATCCAGACGGGCGACGCGGTGGACTACACCCCCGTCGCCGACGTGGGCGCGGGCGACGTCGTCGTCCAGGGCGATCTCGTGGGAGTCGCCAAGCTCGACATCCTAACCGGCAAGCTCGGAGCGCTGGCCCTGACGGGCCTCTTCGACTTCCCGAAGGCAACCGGGGAGAGCACGGCCATCGCGGCGGGGGCCCGCTGCTACTGGGATGCGGCCGAGGGGGTGGCCAAGGGCGACGCCGAGACGGGCGCGAACAAGCTCGTCGGCAAGGCCGTCAAGGCGGCGGCCGATGCGGATGCGGTGGTGCGCATCGCGCTGTGCTCCGGTGACGCCGTCACGGTGGCGGCCGACCAGGCCGCGGCCGTGGCCGACGCGGACGCCGCCACGGCGACCGACGCCCCGGCGGGCGGCACGGGCACGGCCGCGGGCGCCTGGGACACGGCGGAGCACAGGGACGCCGCCATCGCCACCATCAACGCGCTCGTGGCGGACACGGCGGCCCTGCGCGGCACTGTCAACGCGCTGCTGGCCGCCCTGCGGAGCGCGGGGCTCCTGGCGGAGTAATACCCCGTGGCCGACCTCCTGCAAAAGGGCTCGCAGAAGCTTACCCGTCTGATGAATGCGGCGTTCCGCTGTGAGGAGGGACGGGCGGTTGATGCGAAGTGACCAGAAACTGGTGATAAAAGAGCGTAGGCAAATGCCGTGTGCGGGCGCGGAGCGGTTGCGGTGGCACGAGCCTGCGAGAGTAGACGCTGATCCGGAGGAAGATCACTGCTTGCCGGTCACGGACCCGTCATCGTGAACAACTATTCCCACATGCTGTCGCGAGACATTCTTGGTGACGTAACCAAAGCCACCATGGATAGCAACTCCATCTTCAAATTGCCCTCGAACAAGAAAGCCGCTGTCTCCAGTGATCAAAAACTCCTGATGACTCTGACCGCCAGGGGGAACATTCTGAAACGAATAATCCACGCCACAAACGGTCACTACAAGAGCGCTGATTGGCTTCATCCCAGCATTTGCGACCGTAATAGCGTGGCCTTGGCAATTCAAATACACCCAGAAGGCACATGTGACCAAGACCAGAGCTATAATCGCTGCTATCGTGTTACTTGTCCGCTTTCGCATTTCCGCTCGTTACTTCCAAGAATAACTCGGAGTCCTTGTCCTTTGCGTCTGTAGCCACATCAAACAGACTTTGTAGACCCTTGATATCGGGGAAAATCGTGAGTTGGCAGATGAACGTCTCGCCGGATTTATGTTCCTTAACGGGACTGTGGGTAAACGCGGCAAAAACATCGCCGAATTTCCAAACAAACACGGGAGACCGGACTTTGCCTTGCGTCAAGAGATGGAAAGTTACTTTCTTCTCGGACGTGCCGTCTATGGTCTCCACGAGTGCGTTATGGATCGCCCCCACACTTCTGCTTGCGCGGTCAAAATCCTTTGTGCTGACGTAAGACCACGACTGCACTTTCCCTTCCTGAACCCTTATCAAAGCAGAGTCCCAATAAGCACTATTAGCTATTTCGCAGAGAACCAATCCTTCAGTCAATTGGCCTGCACCGTCTTTTGTGACGAATGCCGTTTTGGCATGTGGATACGCTTTCAGTAAATCGCTTGACGTCATTTCGAGTCTTAGCCCTTGAAGCGGGAACAGATCGGAATCCGCAGCCCAGATATTCGAGCTTCCAAGGATTATGAGCCCAACTGCAATCACTGTTCGCATTCTGATTTCCCTCGTTACTTGTTGGTGGGCTGGAGAAGCGCATCCTCTACCGTATTTACGGCCCCGTAGGACGAATCGAGATACCACAGATCCCCTTCTGAAACTGCACCCTGAACAGCGGACCGACAACATGCCAGTCCAGAGGTGTGCGTGTGTCCGCCCGCAATTGAAATGCCAATCAGGTTATTGTGAAGGTCCATGACCGTCTCGGTAGATGGGCCTGGGCTTGATACTTCGTGTTGAGTACTCAGGCCTTCCGCGTATCCTGCAACGGTGTATCTGGTGAGTAAGCACGTCCAATAGGCATGGCGGGCAGCATCAGCAACCGTGTTGTGTTGGATTCCAGGATAGGTGGAATTTGCCCAAATAAAGGGTTCCAGCGTTGTTGCATCGGTCCCAATGAGGTTGTTTGCCATAGCTATCGCTGTATAAACAGCATGTAACGCGGCATAGGCTGTTTCGCCTATGCCAGATGGCTGATCTCTGATGGCAACCAAAGTCGTCTTTGTCTTTCCTCCACATGTAACGGAAACGACCTCCAGAAAATTGGGGGTGCTGAACGTGACGTTCGCTTCTGGTGCGATCCCCGATGCAAGACCTCCCCACGTTAGAAGACCATCGGGAAGCGTGATTCCGGAAGGTGTGGTGTTGACGACAAACGTCGCACTCTGACCGGTAAAAACACCCAGATGTTTGTAGACCTGATCAACAGTCTTCCAATTTGGAGCCATGGTGGATTTCTGAAATCTGATGTTGTCCACTTTAAGGAGGTCCACAAAAGCCGCCGCCGTGATTTTGGCATAGGCGTCGGAGTGGTAGATCCCGTCGACGGTGTCATACCGCAGTCGGACAGAGCCGTTGCTCCAGAACCAGACGTTGGTGGTGGCCTGCTCGTCGACCATCGCGCAGCCGTTGCCGTTGTTGTGCCCCTCGAAGAACGGGACGTCCGACTGAAGTTCGGTGGCGGTATAGGCCCGCACGGACACCTTGTCGAACCCGGAATTGTGGTCCTCCACACGGCCTTCGACGGTCAGCGAAAGCAGATAGCCGCAGTGCAGGAGCGGGCCGACGCTGAAGACGTCCTCGACTTCCTGCCGGTTCGGGTTGGTCCCGCCGCAGTTTTCCGAGTCCTCGACGTCCACCCGCAGGCTTGAGGTTCCCCGGCAGTGCATCAGGCGATGGATCAGCTGGGCCGCGTTGATGGCCGGGTTGGCCGGATCGCCGCCCATCTGGAACTCCTGGAGGTTGCTGAACCCGTCGCCGTCGGGATCGCCGTCCGCCCCGTTGACGCCGGTCGCGTCCAGGGGATCGAGTCCGTACTGCACCTCCCAGCCGTCGGGAAGCCCGTCGCCGTCCGAGTCGGCGTTCAGCGCGGACGTGCCGTGAACGAAAAGCTCGGCAAAGTCGGACAGGCCGTCGCCGTCGCTGTCCCAGTCCTGCGCGTCGGTGCCGTAGAGCCGCACCTCGCGCCCGTCGGGAATGCCGTCGCCGTCGCTGTCATGGTGCGTCCAGGCGTCGTAGAAGCGCGTCACGTGGTTCGTCGAGTCCGCATCCACCCAGACCACGCGATTGGTCTGCATGTCCAGCGTCAGGGTGTCGGCGAGCACCCAGTCCCTGGCGCAAAGATCGGTGCAGACGAAGATGTCGACGACGTTGGTGCTCAGTCCTTCGTCCGGCCAGGCCAGCGTCAGTCCGATGGTGCCGTTGGTGGTCGGGCCGATGGCCGTGAACTGGAGATTCGAGACGCTGCCTCCCTCGCCGGATCGCATCATGGCGGCGGCTTCCCGCTCCTCGGCCAGCCGCGCCGCTTCGATGGATCGCGCCCAGACGTACTCGATCAGGTTGTCCTCGCCGACCAGCAGGTCGTAGCGCATGCAGACGCGGGCGGGATCGTAGCAGGCGCTCAGCCAGTCCCGCCGCCACTCATCGTAGGTGTCAAGCGCCGGGTACAGGGCGCGGACGAACCACTCCGGCGAGTACTCGCGGTCACGCCCGATCCGGGCGATGACCTTCCGCTCCAGGCTCTCGATGACGATCTCGCGGCCCGGGCTGTCCGCGTCCTCGTATATCCAGACCGGGAAGCGCACCACGCCGTCCGCGCCGATCTCGCCCGCAAGGTTGTCGATAAAGGACGCCGGAAAGGCATTCAGATCGAGAATGGGGATCGTCTCGCCGGGCTGAAAGAGGATGAAATCGGGGTCGGGCGGCGCGATCCAGAGATAACTCTCCTGATCCCTCAGAAAACGTTCGGCCAAGTCATGCAAGCCGGTCGCCTGGCGCTCTACAAGAACCTGATGCAGCCGCTGGTTGTAGACAGCCTCGGCGTTCTCGTCCTCCCCGAGCAGCGCCGCGATGGCCCATGTGGCACAGGCCATCGCAAGGGCCACAGGCAGAAGCCAGAATCGCCGCGCTTCGAGCAGTTTTCGCATCGAATGCATCTCTCTCAATGAACCAGCGGACTCAGGGCATAGACCCGCACGATCAAACACGAAGCCCTTGTACACAGAGGGAGCGGAATCGTCAAGGATGGATTTGTCCGGCGAACTTTTTTCGCCAACCGTCCGCCACTTTGGTCCGCCGCCGGGTATGTATCCGGTAGAAGCCCGGGGCAAGCCCGCCGACGACCAAACCAAGAACGAGTTGCGCGAGGGCATCCAGATCGTCCACGCCGAACTGGAGGCATCCGGCACCCTGGCCGCCAAGGCGAACCCGGGGGCGGCGGGATGAACTGGCTTGTCGCCATCCTAACCGCCTTCCTGCGGGTGCTGCTGCCGTGGGCCGCCAGCCAGCGGCGGCCCGCAGCGGGCGACGCCGATCCCGACAGCCGGACGGCCGCCCGGTTGCGGGATCGCATCCGCCGGCACTGGGGGGCGCCATGAAGCGGCCAGCCTTCATCCTCGGGTGGGTGCTTCTGCTCGCCGCGCCGGCGGGGTGCGTGCGCACCGTCTACGTACCGCACGGTGCCCCCGTGCGCCTGCGAGAGACTGTCCGGAATGCCAAGGTCTGGGTGAAGGAGGCCGACGGCCGGGTGGTCGGCGGCCGCATGGACCTGCCCGAGGGCTGGTACGCGCTGCCGGTCGATGGAGAGGATCTGCATCCATGAAACTCATTCTCGCAATCGGGGTACTTCTACTCGTGGTGGCGCTGGTCGCCCTCGCGATCCTCGTCGACCGCAACGGTCTCAAGTGAGGTGATCGCGTGGCAACCGCACAGGGCATCCGGGCCGGCAAGGCGTTCGTCGAGCTTTTCGCCGACGACAACAAGCTCGTGCGCGGTCTGCGCCGGGCCGAGAAGAAGGTCAAGGCCTTCGGCGCCTCGATCCGCAAACTCGGACTGAAGACGGCGGGACTGGGGGCGGCCATTGCCGCGCCGATGGTCGCTTCGGGAAAGGTCTTCGGTGATTTCGAGAACCAGATGAAGATGGTTTCGACGATGCTCGACGAACCGGAGAAGCACATGGATGCGTTCGCCCGGGGCATACGCAGGCTTTCCGTCGACTTCGGTGAGAGCACCGGTGTGCTGGCCAAGGGGTTGTATGATCTGCTGTCGGCCTCGGTCGACCCGGCAAGCGCGCTGGATGTGCTCGCCGTGGCGACGAAGTCGGCCAGGGGCGGCATGACCGACACGGCCGTGGCCGTCGACGGCCTGACCAGCGTCCTGAATGCCTTCCAGATGTCGGCCG